TGCGAACGTTGATAATGAATCAACGTCGACAAGAGAGGGGGGGTGAAGGTCGTACCCCCCGCAAGCACAGGTTCCCACCTGTGTCTGTGTCACACACGCCTGTTGGCGGCACAGAGGCTGCTTGCATGGGTAATGGACAGGACGATTTGACTCATCGTTCGGGATCTAGACTCGTGCAGAGTGTCACCGACCTCGCCCTGAGGTCGGTGACCCCCCTCGCCAGAGGGGCCTGTCACAAGATCATTGAGTCAATTGCCTGGGTCTTCGTCGCACGCACGTCTCCCCGAGACGTGTGGTTCTCCGACAAGGATCTGGGCCGCTTTCGGCAGAGTCTTTCGAAGACTGCCGAGAGCGTCGGGCACTACGTAGGACCAGAGAATAGGGAACAGGACTTTGTTAAGTACTGGACCGATTACTATCTCTGCGTAGTGTTTGCCGACGAACAGCTGCCCAGTCGACCAGACTGGTTGGATCGTCCTTTGTTCACTGGGTGGATGCTGCGCTACCTAAAGCGTCGGCTGATCCACCGTGATATCTCGTTCTTCTACTCCCTTCAAAAGGGTACGAAGAAGTTGTGGGGCCCACTCTCGCGTGTGCGAGAGTTGGCTTCCCTGAGAAGTCACAGCGAACGATTTTCTGAGTCTCATGGCAATGTGCCTGAGGACCTGGGTCGTATGATCGAGCATGTCTGCCTGTTCCTTAACAGACGGTCAAGCTCTCCTACAAAACTCATGCCCTCGGGCTCGGCCCACCTTCAATCCAAGCGGAAAGATGGTGGTGCCCTAGGCCTTATGCCGAGATTCGATATCGTGAGCGAGGAGTTTAAGGCTCTCTCGGCTCGGGTTGGTGTGCTCCGTGCGCTTGATATGCGCATCGTAGAGTGGCGTAAGCGCGTTCTCGACTATTGTCGATCGAAAGCCGCGAAACGTCTGACATCACCTGGGCTGTTACAGCCCGGTGCGGCTATGCGCGCGGTCTCCATAAAGGAGCCGGCCAAATTCCGCACCGTTACTCTTGGCGACGCCTATGTGTACACGGCGCTCCAACCTCTCCAGGGAATTCTTCTAGCTAACTGGAAGACATCTCCGTTTGCCACCATGCGTTTCGAGGACTTGACAATGAAAGTCCGCCGCATTGATGAGCAGGTCGAGCTACCATACTGGTGCTCTGTCGATTATGAGAAAGCCACGGATCTCATAAAGAAGGATGCAACCCTCCGCTATTTTTACGCGTTGGACAAGGCGGGACTTCATGACGTCTCGCTAGCACTCCTCTCCCTCTCGCCTGGTCAGCTCTCCTATGCTTACCAGCTCGACCGGACGCCCGATGGCAAAGACGGCGAAAAGCACATTTGGTCCACGACTGCGACTGATGGTCAACCGATGGGGCATCCACTCTCTTTCTCCACTCTTTGCTCAATTAACCTTGCGGTATATTGGCTGAGTGTTGAGAAGTGGGTAGATGCGAACCGGAAAGATCGACAGAAGCTGAAGTCGACGATGATGCGCAACGTCTTGGTGAACGGGGACGACATGCTCTTCAAGTGTGACCGCGAACTCTACACAATCTTCCTCAGCGTCGCTAAGACCGCTGGGTTGAAAATGTCGCAGGGTAAGCAGTACCTTTCGGAGGACATGTGCATGATCAACTCTCAGACCTACAAACGAGTCGGTGAAGTGATGAAAAGATTCTTCTATTTTAACCAGAAGTTCCTGACTAAATCCTCTCTGAAGGGTGGCCTTTCGGCCGCCACTCCCGATCAGATCGGTCCTGAAGTTGGCAAAATGGTCTTGGGTCTCCCCTGGACCAATTGTGCCGTCCCTGAGATCTTCCGCCGCTGGGCCCTGGATCAATCGGCCGCCGCTTGGGCGCGACCGAATTGGTACGTTCCTCCACATCTTGGAGGGTACGGCCTCCCTGTGAGC